ACAGAACGACTAAGGAGGGTAAGGAACTTCTTGAGCAGATATTATTAGGACAGATAGATAATATCAGAGAGGCACTTGAAAATATCAAAGAGAAAGATCCAGCTCGTTATCTTGATGCCTGTTCAAAATTATTCAGCTATGTCCTTCCAAAGAAATCAGATATAACAACTGGGGGAGAAAAGATAAATGTCACCTTTACCGAGTGTGAATCTTAATATTGAAACCTCAAAAGTCTATTTTAAAACGCTGGCAGCTCATACGAGGTATGTTTTTAATGAAGGGGGTACACGATCAACAAAAACTTATTCATCAAACCAAGTAGCATATAGAATCGCAGCAGGGAGTTCCTCTCCAATCATATTCAGTATAGTATCAGAGACAATGCCTCATCTTCGTAAAGGGGCAATGCGTGACTTCTTTAGTTTTCTAAAAAAGAATGGTCTTTATTCAGAGAAAGAGCATAACAAATCAGACAATATATATTCAGTCAATAATTCTATAATTGAATTTTTTTCGGTCGATACTCCCGGCAAGGTTCATGGACCAGAACGTGATTATCTATTCGTAAACGAGCTTCAGTATATTGATTATGATACGTTTTTCCATTTGGCACAAAGGACAAGGAAACAAATATTTGCGGACTGGAACCCTGTTAGTGAATTCTGGGTTTACGATCAATTCATTAATAATCCTCAATATAAAGATGATATCACTCTTATTCATTCAACTCTTTACGACAATCCATTTATAGCTCCAGAGATAAAGAAGGACATTTTATTAAGAGCTGTGCGTGATGAAAATTACCGTAGAGTTTATCTTGAAGGTTTGATTGGTAAACTTGAAGGAGTTATTTATCCTAATTGGAGCTATGGGGAATTTAATAATTCATTACCGTTCGGTTTCGGTCTGGATTTTGGTTTTCATCCTGATCCTGATGCAATGGTCAAAGTTGCAATAGATGATAAAAAAAGGAAAATATATGCAAGGGAATGTTTCTATCTGAATGATCTACAAATATCTGATCTGCGAAAAGAAGTGTCATTATATGCAAGATCACATGAATTAATTATAGCAGATAGTGCAGATCCCCGGATGATATCGGAATTAAGAAGCGGGGGGAATATACGATTTAACGTAAAAGGGATTGAGAAACACGAAGGAAGTGTTTTGGAAGGAATAAGATTAGTACAGGATTATGATATCATAACTGATAAAGAATCAACAAATCTAGTTAAAGAATTAAGGAATCATACATGGAATGATAAAAAGGCAGGGATTCCAAATAAGGGATTTAATCATTTACTTTCGGGGATTCGTTATTATGTACAGAGTACAGCAAGAAAATCATCACCGCAGACATGGCACGGATAACAGATATTGAGAAACTCACTCTCAAAGAAATGATGCTCAATTATGATGAATATTCCGGTCTGCCTGAAGGGTTAGTGCAGATGCCAGTCCCGGATAAAATACAAATTAAAGATAAATTATATGATGTTCCACAAAATTATGAGCAATTCACAAAATCACTTTGTTATGGGCAGCGTTTATTTCTGGCTCAGAAGGAAGAAAAAGACTTCGGTGTAATCATCAGAGTGATAGACGGTTATTATTATTCTTTGGTAACTGGTGATGAATGGGATGCTGATAAGGCGTTGTTATTCGGGAAATATGTATTACTTTGCAAAGTTATTCACTCATATCCTGTCGCTATGCACCTGATTTCTTTGGTTGCTGAATTGGCTGAACGGGAAAAACAACTCCTCTTTCGAGAACCATCGAAGCTAGAACTCGCTGCCGGAATTGAAAAACTAAATATCTTTTCAGAACTTACCTCTTTAGATTTTCTTAGGGATACTATGAAAATTACAATAGCAGAAGTCCTCTTAACTCCATATAAGGAATGTCTTGTCAGGTTTATGATCGCAAAGGAGACAGAGGAATACCGGGAGAGGTACTTTAAATTAATGCAGGAAATATCAAAACCTAAATCAAAATATGATAACAGTAAAACTTAAAACTATCCTGACAGATTCCGGCTGTACCTTTGTACTTTATGAACAAGCTCAACTTGCAAATCTATATGTTGATAGGGCGCATCCAATAGATATTGTAGGATTAATTCTTCAGCAGAATGATGTTACTCTGGAAGTAAAAGCCAATGCCATAGCAGAACATTACAACCCTCTTTATATTGAGATACTTCAACAAGTAAGACTTGAAGACAAAGCTGAAAATAATGAGGTTCAGTTTCAGGAACTACTTGATATTTGCAAGGAAGTGATTGTAAGGATAATTGCAGATGCGGAATTTCGTCATTTGGATGCTTTTATGGCAACGAAGATCCTTGAGACAAAGTACGATGCAAACGTTATCGGTTGGTCTATGCCTTTGAATTTGTATTATCTACATAATGAAACCAGAGAACCTTGCTTATGATCCCTGACGTAAAACCGGAACTTGATGAACTGATTAAGAACATTGCTCAGAGGAACGGTTACTATGGCAATAAGATTCCTGCTTCCATTATGCGGATGTTTGAGGTGGTTGAAACAGATTATAACTGTGGTATCTTAGTACCATACTGGATTCCAGTCTTACAAAAGGGTAGGGGTCCCCGGAAAAGCAATACAGATTCAGGATTGGTTAAGAAGATTTACAAATGGATGGAAAGCCGGGGGATGTTCAAATCTCATACGACAAAAGGAAAACTCAATGAAGCACGATTTATGACTTTGTATATCAATAAGCATGGCAACCAACATTTCAGAAGTAAAACATTCATTGATGTCTATGAAACGGAGCGTAAAAAAACTATTGAGAAGATCAATAAGAAATTTAGTTTACTCATTGGAAAAATTACAATGGAGGTAATATGAAAAAGAAATTATTTTGGTGTTCAATAAAGAAAGCTAATAAATGTTTGTTTAGTCGCAGGAATGGATATCAAGGGCATATTATCAATGGGTATTCAGTATGTTTAAGATTATTCGGAATAAATATTATCTGATATGATAACTTTAGTTTCAACTCCTCAGTATGTTGATCCGGCTGATCCTTCAGTAATATGCCGATGGATTGCAACAGAAAGTCCTAATAACTTCAGGTTATGGCGACAGGACTGGCTTGTAACAGGGGCATCAACAGTTAATAGCGGAGGCTTTGTCAGGATAGATTTAACCACAAGCTATACCGGATTAGTCGGGAATGATATTGCAATATTTGATGTTACAACAGGAGCAATATTTGTTGGCAAAGTCACTCTAATAGGAACTACTGGAGGACTTCCGACAGACAGGTTAACAACAGATATTGTTTATGTAGCGGGAATGGACATAACTTACCTGAATGATTATACTTTACATGGAGGATATTACTTTGAAGGAAGGCTTATGATTAACGGGGTAGCCTATCCCTTGACAATAATTGCCTCCCCGGATTCCTTCGGATATGCCGATCTGGACGTATCAGGGATTCTCAGGATAGTAACCTCACTTGGAAAGATAGGGGATTACAGTACAAGGATAATGGCAGAACCTACTAAATCAGGGAATTTCCTTTTTGAATATCGGGAATGTTGGTATGGAAGTGCAAACGCTTATACATGGGAACCTAACTTGTGGTGGTATGCTGAAAGTGTCCGGAGTGAAGAACAGGGATCAAACCTTCATGATTACGTTGCAGATGCTTTGAATGATGCTCCATTCTTTAATCAGTTTGCAGAGCCAGTTTATTTCCGGGGATTGCCTTTTGACCTATCTTTTATCCTTCCGGAACAATGGATCACAAGCCCTTCAGTTGATTTGACGGTTACAATTATGGCTTACGATTCAGAACACAATTTACTTTCAACTATTGTAGAAAACATATCTTCATTCTTACTGGACGGTCACGTCTGTTCACTTACAATACATCCCGCGGATATTCCTGTCGGAACAGCTTATTTCACTTCAGTAATTACTAACTAATGGGATGGGGATTAGGAATATATGATCCGGTAAAGATTAGGGTGAAAACTCCTTGTAATGGTTATTACCTGATGTGGTATTACAGCGGTTGGCATTATTGGTATTTCCTTCCCGGCAGGATTTCAGTATTAAGTGAAGGAGAAGAATACAGAAGGTTAGGAACTCAAAAGCTAAGTATGAGTTCAGGACAGATAGACAGGGATCAGGCAGCAGCGATCAGGACTATTTTATTAACAAAGGAGATTTATATATTAACAGATTACTGGTGGAAGAATTTAAGGATCGAGCCGGGATCAGTAGTTTTTTATGATAATAGTATTACAGGAGCGGAGATTGAGTTTGTCGGAATAATTGGGAATCGCTTATTATCAATGACAGGATTTTCGCCGTCAGATTATTCAATTATTATCCCGGCTACTTTTACTCCAATTACTTACGGAGCATTATATAACTGGTATGCTGCTACTGACGCAAGAAATATTTGTATTGCAGGATGGCATATACCGACTGATGCCGAGTTTCAAACACTTGAATTATATCTTGGTATGAATCCTGCTGTTGTTGGTAATATAAACTACAGAGGAACAGATGAAGGAGATAAGTTAAAAGAAATAGGATCAGTATATTGGCTCGCAGGGAACACAGGTACAAATATATATAGTTTTAATGCCCGTGGAACTGGTGATAGGAATAGAAGTACGGGTGTGTATTGGAGAATAAGAGATGTTTTATCATTATGGACTTCAACAAGTTCTGCTGGATCATTTCCTAATACATATTATATAAGACAATTAGCATATAACATAGGACAAATAAATAGGAATTATGGGTTTTATAGAATGGGGTTAGCCCTCCGTCCTCTCAAAGACTCCACAACACTTACTCATGGTCAAACAGGAACATATACAGGTAATGATGGAAAGGTTTATAGAACTATTTGTATAGGAACTCAGGAATGGGTAGCTGATAACCTTGCTGAAACAAAATACCGGAATGGTGATGACATTCCTATTGTAACAGATAATGGAGCATGGGCAGCACTTGTAACAGGAGCTATGTGTTATTATAATAATGATTCGCTAAATGCTTGAGATATTTAAAATACCATTAATTGCTTTCATGTTTGTTGCACTCGGGCAGGAAGAAAAGATGATCTTTCATTGGTATCAGAAGATGATTGCCCCGCTTCCGGAATGGATCAGGTTTCCGCTTGGCGGTTGTTATAAGTGTTTTGTCGGGCAGATATGTTTCTGGTATTATCTTATCTGGCATTTGAATACTTATAAAATATTCGATCATCTGTTTTTTATTTCAGCAGGTATAATGATTGCAATGGCTTATAATAAAATTTACTGTTATCTGAAATAATGGCAACGTACTATGTAAAAACGGGCGGTAATGATTTAGCAGACGGATTATCTGATCTGAATGCATGGGCAACGATAGATAAGGTCAATACGTTTTGGAATGCACCGGGATTTAATCCTGATGATATAATATGTTTCAACCGAGGAAACAGATTTGAAGGTACTCTGGAAGCTGCAAGATCAGGAAGTGCAGGTCATACTATTAATTTTATGGCTTATGGATCGGGAGCAAAACCCATTATAAGTGGATTTAATATTATATCAGGATGGGTAAGTGAAGGTGGCGATATATATTCAAAGGTATTTGCCGTTGAATCTAATCCGAATATGGTTGCTATTGACGGGGTAAATACACCAATGGGGCGTTATCCTAGTTCCGGGTGGCTGGATATTGATAGTTATGTCAGCAATACTCAGATAACGGATAATGATTTGCCGGGCGCACCTGACTGGGACGGAGCTGAAGTTGTTATAAGAAAGAATCATTGGATCATTGACCGTAATTTAATTACAAATCACACCGGGATAAATATAAGTTATAATAGTGCATCGGGTTACACTCCTTCCGGAGGGTCTGGTTATTTCATACAAAATCATATTGACACTTTAACATATTTCGGGGCGTGGTATTATGATGGCAGTAAATTCTATATGAATTTTGCAGGGACAACTCCCGGAGATCATGTTGTCGCGGTAAGTTATCTGGATAATAATGTAATTATAAACGGGTATGATTATTTATATTTTGAGAATATAGTATTTGAAGGAGCAAATATTTCAAGTTGTGAAATAACAGCAGGTGATTACATTAATTTCAGTAGTTGTTCGTTTCTATTTTCGGGCGATATGGGTATTGACGGTTCGGCATGGGGAGCCTCAGATCATCTTATGATAGACTTTTGTACTTTCAAAGATATTCAGAACATTGGCATTTACATAAATGATCTATTTACCAACGCTACCATAGTAAGTAATCCCATTGAAAATATCGGATTAATTCTGGGGATGAGCGGAAGCGGTGACGGGCAGAATTATGCTATGCGTATCGAAGGATCAGATCATCTGATTCAGTATAATCAACTGACTAATTTAGGATATAACGGCATAGATTTCAAGGGTGATAATATTCATGTCTATAATAATTTCATTGATAATTGGGCTACAGTTAAAGATGATGCCGGAGGGATTTATACATCAGCCTTCGGAGGGTTAAGTTTTACAGGAATAGAAATCAAGGATAATATTGTAATTAACGGAATTGGTGCGCCGGGCGGTATAACGTTTGAAGAATCCACAAACGGAATTTATTGTGATCAAAAAAATAGCGATCTCACAATTACAGGGAATGTAGTTTATAATTGCGCTATCGGGGCTTATGTAAAATGTACGCAAAACTCAACCATAAGTAATAATTTATTGTGTTGTAATAGGGAAATTCAGGCATTCATTCATACAGATAGTATGTATCCTGCCTCCCCATGCCGAACTATTACATTCACGTATAATAAGTTAGTTTCAAAAGGGGCAACTATTAAAACCATGTTATTTGATGATTACCTGAGTGAGGCTGACATGAAGTTATTTGGAACGGCTGATTATAATATTTATGCCAGACCAATAAATGACGGATCACCTCCCAATAGATCAATCAGATTCACTATTGCATGGTTCCCTCATAACGGTGTAGATGGATATTATACGTTACCGGAATGGAGGGTAGAGATGGGGCAGGATATTCATTCTAATACAAATATGGGTGGTGCGGTTGCAGATGTAGATGATATTCATTTCATTTATAATAATACAGGAACTCCTGTTGACTGGCTCTTATCAGTTGATATGAATGAGATTGACGGAACGGTTCATTCGGCAGGGATATTATCTTTAAGCGGATGGTCAGGGATGATACTTTTAGGTGACGGGATAGTAACGCTTTATTCTGAATCTTCGCCTCCTGTTTCCCCTCCATATTCCTTTGAAACAACGCCTCCTGCAAATTATAGTCCTCCAATAATAAGTCCGCCATATATTTACCCTCCCGCGCCAGTACCTTCCGGGAGTTCATTCCTTATGACAATAGGAGCAATTAAAACATTAGTTTCCTTATGTACGGAAGGGATATATTTACGTTGGTGGTTTAATGGATGGCATTATTTCAATTTTACAAATGGGTATGAAATCTCTATCAATACTGAAAACAAAGGGATTCAGGTTACTAATTACTTTTCTATTATTTCAAAGTCAGAACGCCCTACAAGAATAATATCCGAATATTCATATAAGGTATCTCTTGAGGGGATTAAAGCCAGTAATGTAAATGGATTTACCGGGATATTATTAGCTGAGAGGGTTGAGCAATATGAAGGAGGGGAATGGAGAGAGGTTGAAATTACCGCCGGGGATCACCCGATAAAAGACGAAGGAACGAACGGGTTTATTTTAACATTTGAAATCACACGAAAAGAACTACCGGGATCATCATCTGTTTATCACAAAAGACTTAAACTTTATCTAGGTGACACTCTTTGCGATATGGATGAAAATGAAGTTGTGCCAATAAATAAACAGGTGAATGATATTGCAGAAATGCAAGACAGGCAAAGTGATTTCACTTCAGAGTTTAAAATCAGAAAGACAAGGGCAATGAAAGCCCTGTTTGAATTATCCGGGGAGGTAGGGGCGAATACCTTATTTCCATATCAGGTACAGGAATGTCGTTTGATTCAAGATGGGATTGAAGTTATTACAGCAGGGAAACTTATTTTACTCAGGGTTGATGATCAGTATTATTATGTTTCTATCATATCAGGAAATGTTAATTTCTTCAAGTTAATTGAAGGGAAGAAACTCGCTGATCTTACATTGGCATCAATGAATCATACTTGGGATGTTCCGACAATGGTTACTACCCATGCAGATACAAGTCCAGAAACCTGCTATGTATATCCTTTATGCGAACCCTCTGAAGACGGAAGCATTATGGTCCCTCCAAATGATACAGGCGATAGGGTTGATGCTTATGGCGGTTGGATATGGTGTTTCTGCAGGGTTAAGTGTATCTGGGATGAGATAATTGCAAATACAGGTTTTGTTTGTCCCGGAGGTGAATTATTAAACGAAGATACATTCTTAAAACTTTTTATGCCTATCACAACAAGGGAGTTTAATAATACAAACGAATGGTTATTTTCTTCTTGGTGGGGTGGATCAAGATTAGCAGCAATAAATGATCTGTTAGGAGAAACTGATTTTACCGGAACTACTTTAATCAAAGGAGACGCTAATTTCAAGGATGGATTTTATTATTGTCAATATACTGCTACTTATACATTCAGAGTTTTTGTTATTTGTGCAAACTTGCCTACACTTGGACTTTATAAAAACGCAGCCTATCAAGGAAATATGACAGTCGTAAGTACAGATTATTTCTTCACAGCCACTTATGAATATAAAATTAATGCTGCAGCAGGCGATTATATCCTGATCTTAACAAATTCAGTTTACTATTATTACTGGACGCTTTCTATCGTGAAAATTGAAGCTGCATTAATTGATTATGGTTCGCTTGTTGATCCGCGTAATCATCTTCCGGATATGACACAGACCGAGTTTATTAAGATGATTTGTAATATGCTTGGGTTAGTTCCGGATGTAACAGCAAAGGATAAGATAATAAGATTCTGGAATTATCAGGAACTTTATGATAACATTCCGATTGCAAGAGATTGGAGTTGCTATCTTTCAGAACGCGATGATGAAGTTGAATTTAAATACGGCGATTATGCGCAGGAAAATTATCTGAAATATAAGGAATCCTCTGATGTCATAAAAGATAATGGACAAGGGATAATGGAGATTGATGATGAAACATTACCCGAGAAAAAAGATGTTGTTCAATCCCCGGTATCTTATAGTGATGAGGTTACTGTGATGACAAATAATTTCTCGGTAGATATTTCGCGGATAGGATTCAATACATGGAATACTGATACATCAGTCTATGATAAGAATAAAAAAATCGATCCCCGTATAGTTTATATAGATCATACCCGAGAAACCATAATCCCTCCTTATTGGAAGGAATTCAGATTACGTCCTGCCGTTGCTCCCGGAGGAGAGGTATTAATAATGTCACCTAAAAAAGCTTCATCTATTGAGATTTCATTTTCAACCCTTGTTATTAATTATGCTTCATTATCCCGGTTATTAACGAAGACTAATCTGCGAAAAGCAAAATTCAATTTACCTGTTTATGAAGTTGCAGGATTAAAACATAATATCCCGATTTATTTAAGACAATATAAAGCTTACTTTTATGTGAATAAGGTAAATAATTATGTTTCAGGGCAACTTTGTACTATTGATTTAATAAAATTATAATGGCAATAATTCATAAAACATTTGCTCAGAAGGTATCAGAAGTTGCAGACGAAATTATTGCACCATTGGTTGAACCTGTCGTAATAGATTATCTTGAAGCAAATCCTCCTGCTGGCGGGTTAACTATTGATCAAATAAAAGCCGATTCTGATATTGCTGATTCATTAAGTAAAAAACACTCGTCTGGTAGTGATAATCAAGATCTTTCTAATCTGGTTGTAAAGGTGTCAGGCAGTTCATTAGTTGCTGATACAGAAATAGCGAAAATTCACGCTTTAGGGTTAGATAATCAGGATATTTCCGGGAAGGTAGATAAGATAACAAACTATTCATTAGTTCTCAATACTGAAATTAGTAAGATTCATACTGCCGGATCAGATGATCAAGACTTATCAGGATTACAACTAAAAGAAACAGGCAAAGGACTTTCAACAAATGATTATACAACTGCCGAACAAACAAAACTTTCCGGTATTGAAGCAAGTGCAAATAATTATACTCATCCTGCCAATCATGCACCCTCAATAATTACTCAGGATGTTTCAAATAGGTTTGTTTCTGATACCGAAAAAGGTACATGGAACGGAAAAACTGATTTAAGTTCAGTAAAGGCAGATACGGATATTGCGGATGCTATTAGTAAGAAACATTCAAATTCACTTGATCACTCACATTCAAATAAATCAACACTTGATTCAGTTCAGGAAGCATTGACTACTGTTTTAAAAACGGGATATGATGGAGCTGTTACTCATTCCGGATCAGCTCATGCACCATCAAACGCACAAAAGAACTCAGATATAACAAAGGCAGAAATTGAGGCACAATTAACAGGTGCGATAACAACCCATACCCATTCAGCTGCTCCTACATTTAAATGTGGAATTGCAACTAAAAATATAAATGATGCTTCAATTACACAGAATATCGCACATGGATTAGGTAGAGTTCCTAAAGTTGTAAGAGTATCCGGGCATTGTGTTTATGCAAGTACATTATCGGAAATATGTCAGGGTGTTTATGATGGTACAAATCATAATGGGATTTCGATATGTATGACAGAAGGAACAACGACAGCAACTATTGATAATATTTATAATTCAGCAACTCAGGAACTTGGGTTTACTGCACTTGGCACTACAAGTCCATTTAGCGGAGCAAATAAACAATCGGGAATTATTACGGTAGATGCTACAAATATTATAATTACATGGACAAAAACCGGAACAGTAACTTCAAATGTTGTTAATATACTCTGGGAAGTATGTTAAATAAAAATCAATAGTCATGGCAGATACAACTGAAAAGAAAACATACCTGATAGATATTAAGAGTAACTATCAGCAGTATATCGATGATCTCAAAAAGGCAAAAGAGGAACAGCAAAGACAAAAGGCTGCTCTGGATCAACTTACTGAAGCACAGAAGCAGGATAAAGACCTTATGGAGAAGTTGAGTGCTGAATACCGTAAGGCTCAGACAGATGTTAAGAATGCAACAAAAATAGTTGATCAGGCTACTCTGGCAAACAAGGCTCAGAAAGGAAGTTATGAGGAGTTGTACCGAACATGGCAGGTCGCTCAGACACAATTAAAGTTAATGGGTGGAGCTTATACCACAAACGCACAGGGTGTCAGGGTGCTGTCTGAGAAATATATTCAGCAGAAACAAGTTGTTGAAGATGCAAAGAGATCACTTGATGCATTTGGGAAAGGTGTTGCTGATAATCGATTAAACGTGGGGAATTATTCTGAGGCTATTGAAGGAGCTATAGGGAAATTTCAAATGATGCCGGGACCCGTCGGGGCTGCTGCAGGATCATTGCAGAAAGTTAATATGGTATTTAAATCTTTAATTGCAAATCCAATTATGGCAGCAATAGCAGCTATTATAGCTGTTTTTGCAGGATTAGTTAAGATATTTAAAGGAACCGCAGAAGGAGGAGGAAAGATCAAAGAATTATTTGCTGCAATAGGAGCAATAATAAGTGAACTCAGGGCAAGGGTCGTATCTTTTATAGATATATTTTCACATATATTCAAGGGGGAATGGAAAGAGGCTGGAGATGCAGCAAAGGAAACATTTACCGGATTAAGTGATTCATTGAAGGAAGCGACTAAAAGTGCAATGGAAATGCAACGAGCACAAAAACAACTTAATGAAGAAATTGCGATGCATATTTCTGAGAATGCAGAGGAAGAAAAACAAATGGAAGAGTTATTATTTTTATCAAAAGACAGAACAAAAAGCGATGCCGACAGAATTGAATTTTTAAGAAAATATTTTGAAATAAGACAAATAAATGCCAAAGCCGAAACTGAATTTGCAGAAAGACAATATCAAATTGATATTACTAATGCGGCAAGAACAACCAAAATAAAAAAAGAAACGTTGGATCAATGGGTAAGAATGAATAAAGATGCCCAACTTGAAATGCTTAAAAACAATAAAGAAATTCAAGATGCTTTTAATAAACTTGGGGGTGCTGATGCCTTGAAAGTACTTGAAGAATCTTATTCCAAACAAATTAATGCTCAAAAAGAATTTTTTACTGGAAGCAAACGTGCTATTACTACACAATCAAGCTTGGAAGAAGAACTTAAACGGGATAAAGAAACAAAAAACAAGGAGCATCTTGACAGATTAAAAAAACAATCTGATGATAATGTTAAGTTAATGATGCTTGAAGCTGAAGGGAATGCTGAGAAAACAAAAGAGGTTTTGAAATTTCAATATGAAGAAGAACTCCGGCTAAATAAATTATCAAATACTGAAAAACTAATCTTAAAAAAAGAATATGAGAATGCAGTTACCAAAGTGGATAAGGAGGTTGCAGACAAAAGGAAAGATGCTTATAATAAAGCCGATAAAGAAAATGAAGATTTTATCAATAGGGAAATTGATAGAATGGATAAGTTAGCAGAGATCAAAAAAATTGATGCAGAAGCAGGATTTGAATATCAAAGGATGAAAGCAGGAGAAAATGTCAACACATTGCAGACAATACTTGATCTGGAATATGGGGCAATGCTAAAAAGTGTTGAATATAAAAATGCTACTACAAATGAAAAACTACTTATAGATCAGCAATACACAGAGAATTCGCGACAGTTATCACTTTTGAGAACAGATCAACAGATGCAAGAACTTAATCTTGTCGGGGATATAATGGGATCAATGGCTGGTTTATTTGGAAAACAAACAATAGCTGCAAAAGCATTATCAGTAGCACAGGCTTTAATAAGCACTTATACGGCAGGGGTAAAAGCAATGGCTGAGCTTCCTTTAGGATCAGGACCCATCCTGAGATTTTTAACACTTGCCTCAGTAATAGCAGCCGGACTTTTACAGGTAAAAAATATATTAGCAGTCAAAGTTCCCGGAGGAGAAGGGGGATCTGTTTCGATGCCTACTGTAATAGCAGGATCACTCCCCGCACAAAAGGCTTATGCTCCTTCAGTTGGAGCAACATTCTTAAATCAACCTCAGTTGACGCAAACTCAATTAAATGCCGTTCCTAATCAAAATCTATTGACTGCCGAGCAGATAGCAAATGCAATGAGCAAGATGCCAGCTCCGATTGTTACAGTTGAGGATATAAACGCTAAAGTTACGGCAGGAAGAAAAATTGAGGTACGGGCAACTATCTAAATGACATTATTCCTTTATATAAGCCAGAATATTGATCGTATAAAATACGAGGTTAAGATAGGATTAATATCTTGTGCCT